TCTATCTCTGCTTCTATGTCGTTGCTATCCCTTGCTTCCTTTATCTCTATGGTGTCGCTGAATAGGTTGACTGTCTTGCCCAGTAAACTGAGTGCTGTGATGCGTGCTGAATCTGAGTCTGCTTCTTGGCTCTCTTTCATGAGTCTCTCCAAAACGTAGTTCCTCGTACGTAGGGAAGAAGCAACCGCAGTATCCTCTTTCCTCTGTATAGCCTTATGTAAGCTTAGTGCTATCTTAGGGTTAGCTACAAGCTTGCTTGCTTCCACCTCTACCCACTTAGGAATCTTCCCTTGCTTGGTTAGGGTTACGTCATANACCTTTGCGTAAGCTTCCTTATAGCTTCCTAACTTGCCCNTGATNATCTCNTCTACNAATGCCCTCTGCTTNATGGTNAGGTCTGTGTCTTTCTTCACGATCTTCNAGGTCNGGTTTCTCTGTCTTATCTGTCATGGTTCTTGTCTCCTGTTACCAGTTAATTATTATCTACCAGTAAGGAGTATTTGGATATGCTCACAGTCTGCTAGCTAATATGATTTGCAATGGTGATGAATAGTGTTATCATGCTCCTACGGAGCAAACGAGTCACCCTCCTTAAAAGGTCTGCCGATTCCACGAGGAATTGAAGGTTCTAGAAGTAGGACACGATTAGGTTCAAATATAGTGAAGGTCGTATCCGAATCCGCCTAAGAAAGTGGCTAGTGTGAGAGAGTGTAAAGGTTAGGTGCAAGCTAACCGAAGAAGCAAGACTCATGAAACTCAAAGGGAACGAGTATGTCGTTTAGCTATCGAGAGATACCTAATTGGAACGAAACATTAAAGAGACATATTCCGAAACTTTGAGGACAGTCCTCCAACTGTCGCAAGGTGTGTACCTTGCCTGATGAAGCGAAAGCAGAAACAGTAACTAACTTAATTCGTGGAGGAATTATGAAAACATTTAAGAGAATAGAAGAAGGTCTTTATGAAGATCAAAACGGAGACTTGTACCATGATGAAACTATCGCAAGGTATAGAGTGGCTAAGAGAATCAAGACTGACAAATATGGTTGGGAAGATTGGAAACTCTTTGCTTCTTCTTCTTCATTGAAGGTGTCTAATGAAGTCAAAGATAATGAGATCAAGGACAACATTGGGGAGATATGGGAAGACTATATTGAATACAAGGTTGTTGACTTTGGCGGTGAGACAACTGTTAAAAGATTGGTCTACTAAAAGAGTGGGGGATACCTAATAAGTATCCCCTATCTGTCAACAGGTGTGTGCCTGTTCTGATGATGCCTGTTAGGGCGAAACAGATAACTAATTAATTCGTGGAGGAATTATGCAAATAGAAAAATTAATAATAAGTGCTACTGAGAAGGGAACGATTGAAGGTTGGATTCCCAAAGATGATAAGCGTATAGATTTGGGTTGTACTCCTGAGTCAATAGCTGACTTCCTTTCAAATGTAGTAAGACTTGATTCCGTATCTCATTCATCATCTTGTGAATTTGCTACTGAGGAAAGTAATGTTTGGAGTTACGATTCTGAGCCTTTAGATTTATTTGATAAAGGTTGGAATTTGTATCTAAGCAGAATTTAAAGAGTGGGGGCGGTCTAATAAACTGCCCCTATCTGTATCAAGGTGTGTGCCTTGGCTGACGATTCCAAAAGGATGAAACAGATAATTAATAACTAACTATGGAGGTTAGAAAACTATGAGAAATATAGATAAAAATTGTGCGGTTGCTCTTTATGAATCTAAGGATTTTAAAGGCGGTAATACTGTTGTTACAAATGAAGGTGTTTGGTTGCATGGTAATCAGATTGTGAGAATCATGCCTGAAGGAAACCTTAAGGATTCAACATTGGTTCAATTCACTTTATGCGGTTGGGATACTCCAACAACTAGAGCAAGAATCAATGCGGTTCTAGATGTGTTTGAGGGCAAAATGTCTTTAAGGAAAATCAAAGGACAGACTCACCTTGTTGACTACATGGATAATACTCAAATGCCTATTGATTCTAATCAATGGTATTACACAAAGGTGGAGGTCTAAATGAAGATTAAAGTCGTTTGGAAAAATGTCTTTGGGAATTACCTTCTTTATCCTGTTTGCGATACTGCTGAGAAGTTAGCAAAGCTGACAAGATCAAAGACTTTTAATGATTATCACGTTGCGGTAATCGAGAGCCTTGGGTATGAGTTGGAAGTCGTTCCTTTCATACCTGAGAAAGCCTACTGATGAGATTGTGAGATTCAATCGAAACTAGACTGCTTGCGGTCTAGTCTAGGTGCTTGCATGGTGCGAGCATATAACTAACTAATGGAGGTTAGAAAAATGGAAGTAAAGTTATTTTTAATACAAGAATTTAAAACAGAAGAAGAGAGAGACAAGGCTCTTAAAAAAGTATCTAAGGATATACCTTGTTATTTTGCTGACTCTGAGCAATTTTCTTGGAATCTTATTACTTAACTGACAGGTATAAGCCTACTGATGATTAGCTGAAATGCTATGAAACGAACTTGACTATAGTTAGGTTCGTATAGGTGCTAGCGTGGTGCTAGCAACATTAACTAGATAAATAGAATGGAGGTTCTTATGTATCCTAGTAAAGCATTACAGATAATGAAGTCTGTATTAAATGGGGGCAATGCCCCTTTCCTTTTAGGAGGAACTGGTGTTGGGAAATCTGCGGTTGTAAAACAACTTGCGGAGGAACTAGCTAACGATAGAGAGATTGTTTCTGATGTGATCAATCCAACTGCAAAGCAGTTTGGGTGGATTGACTTTAGACTATCTCTTTATGAATCCGTAGACCTTGGCGGTCTGCCTTATATTGGTGACGATAACCAGCAGAAGCGAGCCTTCTTGGGCAATCTTCCGATTGGTGGTGAGGGTGTCTTATTCTTTGATGAATATGCACAGGCTCATCCTAGTGTTCAAGCCATAGTAGGACAGATTATTTACGAGAGAAGATTGGGCGAGTACATCTTGCCCGAAGGGTGGAAAGTTATCTGTGCGGGTAACAGATCATCCGACAGGGCGGGTAGCAATGCTCTGCCCTCTCATGTGGTTGGTCGTTGTTCAATTATTAACTTTGAACACAATACGGATGATTGGTTGAAATGGGCGGTGGACAATGATGTTCACCCTGACGTATTAGGTTACGTTAATTTTCAGCCTGAATGGTTGAATGTCTTTGACCCAAAAGTCAAAACTCCTCAACCTTCACCGAGAGCATGGACAAGATTGTCTGATACTTTGAAGACAAATCCCTCCAACGATCTGAAGCAATTGATTTGTGAATGTGATATTGGCGAGACTGCTTCAATTGAATTTATGTCTTTCCTGTCTCTCAAAAATGATGTGCCTGATCTTGACCGAATAGTCGAAGGTCTTGAAGTAGATGTTCCTGATCATGGGGGCATATGCTACGCAACGATCTGTGCATTAGTGACTGTGATTAAAGAAGCGAATGACAACAACGTCACAAGCTATTTTAAGAATAGTCTTAACTTCATAAATAAGTTTCCTTCCCCTGAGTTTGGAATCTTCTTTGTGCGTTCTGTGACTGGAGCGAGACCTGAGTTAAAAGATACTTCTACCTATGGAGAATTCAAGGTAGAAAATTCTGACTTAGAAGTCTGACCCGTTTGGCGGGAGAGAGAGAAATATTTATTATTTACTGGTAAATGTTCTTTTTCTCCCCTCAAGCTTATCTGATATTGGGATGTGTTATCTCAACTGAAGATTGCGAAAGCATGAAATCAGATAACTTTATCTAACTGAATGGAGGTTCAATTATGGATAAAAACTTAAGTACAACTCTATCTGAGAATGCTACTTTGGTTCGTGTTGCTCTAGGGCATCCGAGCGGTATCAAATCAGATAAGAGTTTGAAAAATGGTCTAGCAGAAGATGTTAATTCTAATGCTGACTTATTAAATGTTTCTAAACACATATTTGGTAGGAATGTGAACAAAGAATTTCGCAGTATTATCAATGCGTTTAGGAATGACTTTTACTATCCCCTTACTTTGCCTTGGTCTGATACTTCAGACGATAACGGAGTCAAGGTTGGCGGTGGTTGGCGATTGTGTCCTAACTCACAACTTGAAAAGCTTCAGTACGAAGTCAATCAAGCAAAAGTGATTTGGGATAGAGAGGTGGAAGGTTTTTTCAAACAACTACCTCTAGACATTGCGAATGCAAAAGACAGATTAGGTGATGCGTTTGACGAAGACGATTACCCTACTGACGATTGGGATTTGCAAAGACTGAGAGATAAATTTATCTTCCAGTTTGAATTGTCTCCGCTACCAACTTTTGGTTCTGATATCAGATTAAATGTATCTGACGAACTTAGAAAGAGGATAGAGAGTGATGCAGTAAACAGAGCAAGCAACAACATTAAAAACATTTTAGTTTCTACTGTTGATGCACTTGTTTCGCAAGTAGATCACTTAGCTGAGAAGCTAAAAGCCTACGACCCTGAAAACAAGCAGAAGGGATTTTTCAACAATAGCAGTATCGAGAAATTGAGACAGGCGGTTGAA